GCTACTGTTCAAGCTAATATGGATATGACTAAGTTTAATACAGCTCAACAAGTTGAACTAGCTAATAGTAAATTTATGCAAACAGTAGCTATAACAAATATGAATGCAGACCAACAAGCTATTATGCAAAATGCTACAGCTATGGCATCTTTAGATTTAGCAACAGTTGACCAAAGAACTAAACTATCTGTACAGAATGCTCAAGCATTTTTACAAATGGATATGGCTAATTTAAGTAATGAGCAACAAGCTAATATGATGAGAGCACAGCAAGAACAACAAAGATTATTATCTAATCAATCTGCTGAAAATGCATCAAGACAATTTAATGCTGCTAGTGAAAATCAAGTCAATCAATTTATGGCTAGTTTAGCTTCACAAACAGAACAATTTAATGTAGCTCAAATGAATGCATCAGAACAGTTTAATGTACAATCTCAAAATGCTGCAAATGCTAGAGATGCTCAAAGAACTGTAGATGTTAATAAAGCTAATGCTGCTATATTAAATCAAGTAAATCAGTTTAATGCTCAGTTAGATTTTAACAGACAACAATGGAATGCTGCTAATGAACAAGCAGTAATTAATTCTAATGTTACTTGGAGAAGACAATCTAACATGGCTAATACTGCTGCACAAAATGCAGTTAATCAACAGAATGTACAAAATGCTTTTGGATTAACTTCATCAGCTTTATCATTCTTATGGCAAGAATTAAGAGACCAAGCTGATTATGATTTTAGAGCAGGAGAAAATGCTGCAAATAGAAAATTACAAGCTATGATAGCTGCTGCTAGTGCAGAGGGAGATGCTGCTAAATATTGGTCAAGTAATTTTACAAATGCTTCATCTACTATTAATAGAATATTTGGAATAGATTAGGAGAAATAAATGGGATTATTAAGTAAAATATGGAAAGGAATTAAAAAGACTGCTAAAAAAATAACTAAAGGAGTTAAAAAAGTTTTTAGTAAAATAGGAAAAGCTTTTGGTAAACTAGGTGTAGTTGGACAAATAGGTATGATGTTTTTAATGCCATATGCTATGGGAGCTTTATCTAGTTTTGCAGGTTCGGCACTTGGAACGGTAGGGAAATGGTCTTCTACTTTATTAAGTAAAGCTGGAGTAGGTTCTAAAGCTTTAGGACACGCATTAAATATGGTACATAAAGCAGGGACATTTGCTGGTAAAGTTTATACTACTGTTACTGATACTATTGGTAATGCTTTTGATAGAGTTAATAATTTTGCTAAAGGAGAGGGTTTTACATTAAGTGAAGGTAAAACTGGAATATTTACAAAAGGTAATGAAAGGTCTTTATTTTCTAAAGAAGGCTATACTTTACCTGACCCAGTTACAAAAGATTTACAATTAACTGCTGATGTTAATGACAAATTGACATTACAAATTGATGAAAATTTAACAAATAGTTTAGAAAATAAATTAAATATAGATATAAATAATCTTCCTGATGTTCCAACTGTAGCAGAGGCAGAACCTAGTTCTTTATTAGAATCAGACATAAAATTTGGTGGCGAAACAGTTGTTACTGCACCAAAAATAGAAACAGATAAAAATTTATTTGCAAAGACTAAAGATTTTGTAGAAGGAAAAATACAAGAAGGAATAGAAACTGTAATAGATTATGACCCCGGTAAAGCTGTAACACAGACTGTAGATAATATTATTTATAGTAAAGGAATGGATTTAGCTGGTGTAGATACAACACCTGATTATATAGATAATAGTACTTATATTGATATTCCTAGTTTTGCTGATATGTCTAACCGTGAGCCCGGTGTTTATGGGCAAGTTGATTTAATGTTACAAAAACAAGGAAATTCATTCTTAGCAAATAATTTTGCAAACTCTCAATATATAAATGATTTTTTTAATCCAGATGTATCTGATTATGATGCTTATATGAATCAGTATGCAAGAAGTCAATATACACCAATAGGAGCATAATAAAATGCAAGAACAATATAGTCAAGAAGGTATAGATGCTATTACTAAAAGAGGTAATGCTATACCCGGTCAATCATTAACATCTAACCCAGATGAGCCTAGACCTTTTGAAGGTGCTCCTGAGTTTGTAAATTTTAAAGAAGCTTTAGATTATACAGTAGGTGAATTATTAGAAAAAGATACTTATATGTCTATTATGGCTGCAGTAGGAGATGGAGTTCCTATTCTTGATTTAGTTATGCAAATAACTTATGTAGGTTTTAGAGATGGTAGATGGAATCCTGATTTAATGATGATGTTAATAGAACCATTAATTTATGTCCTTATGGCACTTGCAGAGAAAGCAGACATAGAATATAGAATTGATGATGAAGATGATGATGAAGATGATGATTCTATGTTAGAAGAAAAAGCTCGTAATATAGCAGCAGTTGCAAAAGAAAAAATGGGAGATAATGGAGTTATTCCTGCTAGTGCAGTTCCTTCTGAAATAGTATCTAAAATTCAAGAAGCAGAAGTGCCACAAGGTTTATTAGCTAGACCTGAACAAGAAGAAGAAGTTGTAGAGCAATCAAGTTTATTAGAAAGAGGACAGTAAAATGGCAAGATATGATTATGATAGTCAAATAGATTTTATACAAAAACAATTTGATGATGCACAAAAAAGAGGAGAAAAAAGAGGTAAACGAATGGTTCGTGAAGCTCTTAAAACTCAAGCTATTGGAGGATTTTTAAATTTAGGTATTAGAGGAATAAATAATGTTCTTAATAGAAAAGCTGATGAATTACATATGCAACAAGTTCCACAATTAGCTAGATATCAACAATATATAAATGATTATAGTAAAACCATGAATATGCTTGACCCTTATTTATCTAGAGGTGGTGCTATACAAGATAATGTAAGAGATTATTTATATGATTCTTATGTTGCAGAAGCAGGAGAAAAATTTACTGAATATGAACCGGGAAGTTATACAGATTTTTTATTTAAAAAAGCTCAAGAAAATTCATTAACACTTACTCCAATTATTCAAACTTTAAGACAAGAAGGAGCTGATGTAGGTTCATTAGAAAATTTTACTAATAACTATGCGAGATATGCAAATCATGCAACTCCAAGAACTATAGGTGGTGCTATAGTAAAAACAGTTAAAGATTTTTTTAATAGAAATAATGAAGAAACAATTAAATATAATGATGAAAAAGCTAAAGATGCTTTATATAATACACCACTTTTTAACGAAATAACTGAATTAGGTAATGCAGTTAGAGCATATGGTGCTCAAGGTAATGGTGTATCTGCTGTAATACGAGATTTACAAACACTTAAAAATGAAGGTAAGTTATCTTTAAAAGCTGATAAAAGTTCTTTAGAAAAAATAAAAGTAAATGCTAATACTGAAGTTTTAATGTATTCAGAAGTTTTTAAAGACCCTAAAGGTAATGTTACTTTTAGACAAACTCCAGTAGGAGACCCAATAAATATTCCTGAAAAACAATCAACTATTACTCAGACTGAATTAAATATTGTAAGAGGTAATGCTGAAAGTGCTATTAATGATTTTGGTGATAAAACTTTATTAACTTTATATAATGATATTTCTAATGAAGAAGACCCTCGTAATTATTCATTTCATAATTCTATGGCTTTAGTTTCAAAAGATTTACAAAAGAGATTTGGAATTAATCCTAGTGATGCTGATAATAGAGCTGCTTTATTTTTAATACAACAAGTTAATTTAAAAGGTGGTAATACTTCATTTTTAAGAGAAACAATGAGTGGATTTGATTTAATATATCAAGATATATTTATAGGTAATAAATCTTTAAATAATATTTCTTTTGATGAAGCAAAACAGGTTATGTCTGAAGTTCAAAGAATTATTAATATATCTGATAAAAATACAATACAACAAAATTATCAAACTTTAGTAGATAGTTTTAAAGAAAGTGTTACGCTATCTGATGATGAAAAAATAGAAATTATAAAAGATTTAAATATTGTATTTAATAAAGTAATTCCTGAAATACCTAGAGATAATTTTATAAACTCGATTATAAATGAAGAGGTATTACAAGAAGAAGAAACAGAATCTGTAATGAGTCCGTTCTTTGAGTATGAAAAAATATTTAGAAATAATCCACTTTCTATACCAAGAAAAAATAACTAATGGCAATAAATTATTATTCAGGTCCAGTAACTTATGGGAATCCTTCCTATAAAAGTTATAGTCTTGATGACCTTGAAAAAGATGAAAAGTTTCAAGAAGTATCTGAAAGATTTTTAGAATCTGTTGGTGAAAAATCAGATGATGTATTTGAATATTTAAGAGACTCTGATTTTAATTTATTTTCTGGAATGAATAGAGCAATACAAAGTGGTAAGTTTAATGACCAACAAAAAAGAGACTATGCTTATTTGAGAAATAAATTTGATAATGCTGACATAGGAAGTCTCAGACAATATATTGAATTAGTTAAAGATTCTGCTACCGATATAGCAACAGACCCCACACTTATAGCTGCTGCTTTAGCTACTCCTTTTACAGGTGGTGCTTCTTTAGCAGGTAGACAAGCTTTAGTTCAAGGCACTTTACAAGGCACAAAAGCTATTGCAAAAAATAATTTAAAGGATGTAGGAAAAAAACAAGTATATAAAGCTGCTGGTATTACAGGAGCAGAAGTAGGAACTTGGGCAGGATTAGATAATCATTTTAGACAAAATGTAGAATTAAATACAGGTTTAAGACAAATGTATTCTAATCCAGAATTAGTTGGTTCTACTATACTTGGGACAATTACGGGTGGATTATTTGGTGGTGCTTTACAAAAATCTGTTTTACATAATAGTAGATTAAATAGGTTATATAGTAATGATGAGTATCGCAAAGATGCAGGTAGTGATTTTGTTTTTAATGCTAGAAGAAGAAGAGATAGATATTTATCATCAAAAGCACCTTTAGTTACAGGAGGACCTACTGCTATATTAAATACTATTGCTGAGTTTAGTCCTACTGCAAAAGAATTAGGAGAAACTTTTAGCACAGAATTTTCAAAACGAATAGGTAAAAGAACTAGAAGAAGAATTAAAAATGATTATTTTCAAAACTTACAAAATAAAAGAGGTCAATTTTTATTAGATTTTAATGAATCTATTCAACCTATTAGAACTACAGGCATTGTAACTCCAGAGGATGAAATAGCAGTTATAAGAATTTTAAGAGGTGGTTCAACTCAAGGAGCTACTGACCAACAAAAAGAAGTTGCAAGTAATTTAAGAAAATTTTTTGATAATATACTATCTGAAGCTGATGAAGCAGGACTTAATCCTAGTAGAGTAGAAAATTATTTTCCTCGTTCTTGGAATAGAAAAGCTATAGAAGATAATAAATCACAATTTAGAAGAGATTTACTTAATGAAAATGTAGAAGGTATAACTGAAGCTAATGTTGATGAAGTTATTGAAGGCATGTTAAATAAACAAGATGAATTATTTTCATCACACTCTTTATTATTAACTCAAGCTAGAACATTTAAAAATATGAATGATAATAAGTTTGAAAAATATTTAACTAATGATTTAGTGCCTGTAACAACAAATTATTTAATGAATGCTGCTAAAACTATAGAGCACAAAAAAAACTTTTTACTTCCTGCTACTGATGATTTATTTACTAAAGGCATGAGTAATGAAGAACAATTTATTAAAAGATTTATAGAGCCTATTGATAGAGAGTTAAAAAGCGTAAGAAAAGTTAAAGGGTTAACTGGAAAAGATAGAAAAGCTATAACTGATTTATACAGGTCAGTAACTGGACAAGTTGATTATTTTGATAGTAGTATTGTTCAAGGTATTTATGACGGAACTAAATTAGCTAACGCTATGGCATATTTACCATTAGCTACTTTATCTTCTTTGTCTGAAGCTTTTATAACACTAGGTAGAACTTCTACTAAATCTTCTATAAAAGGTATGCAAGAAGGAGTAGCTAACGCACAAAAAATATTTACTACAGATATGACAAACATGTTAAAAGAAAAACATAACATGTCTCCTAATCAGATAACAAAAGAAATGAATCAAGTTTTTATAGCTGTAGATGAAGCTATGGAAGATATTACAAATAGAATATCTGGAGAAGGATTACAAAATGAATTTTTTAAAAAAGGTGCTAGAGGATTTTATAGACTTAACTTATTAATACCTTGGACAAAAACTGTACAACTAGCTGCTTTTTCTACAGGTAAAGATTTAATTAGAGATAATTTAATTAAATTAAATAATTTTAATAAACAAGGTATAAATGTTTTAGCTGAAGATGTTCCTATTAGAATTCAAAATTTAAAAGCTGAATTATTTGATTTAGGTGTTGAAGTTGAAGATGGGTTACGTTGGTTAAATACAGGAGCTAAAGAATCAGATAATTTTTATAATGAACAATTAATAAATGGAGCAGGTAGATTTACTAATACAATTATACTACCAACATCAAGAGAAGCTGCTAGAGTTCCTACATATATGACAAATCCTAAAGCTGATATATTAACACAGTTTTTAAGATACCCTACAGTTTTTACAAATACAGTATTAAAAAACTTTGCTAGAGATGCAATAAATAATCCTGTAGTTAGTTTACCTAGAACTGCTGCTTTTATTGCTATTTCTACTAATGTTGCTAAAGCTACTAATTATTGGAGAACTTCAGAAGAAGATAGAGAACAAATAACTAGTGGTAAGAATGATTACAAAAATACATTAGAAGCTTTTCAACGTGTAGGTTTATTAGGTCCATTAGAATATGGAGTTAGATTTGCTGAAGCATTAAGATTCGGGCAAAGTCCTGTAGTTGCTGCTTTAAGTTTAGCAGGTCCTGTTGGAGGAGATATTGTAGGAACTTTTAGATACAATAGAGGATTATTAGAAACAGGTGCTAGAAAGTTACCTTTTATAGGTACAAAAAATTTAATAGAAAGATTAACTGGTATAAATTTTTATGACCCAATAGCAGATGCAGCAAAAGAAAGAGATAAAAAAAGAAAAGAAATATTTAGTAAAGCAAGTGCAGCTATTTTAAATGAACAAGATGAAAAGAAAAAAAAGTTTGAAAGTTCTTTTAGAAGTTCATTTGTAACAGGTGGCTTAGTATCAGGACCAGAAGTTTCTGACACTAAAGAAGACCCAGCAGATAGAGTAGACCCTTTTACTGGAGCACCTTACTCTGACCAGATGGCTAGACTTGGATTTAATAGAGGCTCTATTGTAGATATACAAAAGGTAGGTAATAAATCAGTAAGAACTTATGAAGATGGTAGCACCGAAGAAATAGAAATACCTGAAGAAATTAGAAATGAACCGGGACTTAGAATGGTAGCACCTATTGTAGAATTATTAGGTGGTGTAGGAATATTAAAAGGTGGTAAAGTAGTTAAAGAAGTAGGAGAAGAAGTTTTAGAAAAACGAGCTGTCCCTAAAATACTTTATCATGGTTCAGGTGAAAGAGGTTTAAAAGAAATAATACCTTCATATAGAAGAACTAAAACACCTAATCCAGCACTACAAAGAGGAGTGTTTACTAATCCTAGTATAGATAATGTAGTAAAATTTACAGGTGAGAAAGGTTCTGTATATGGATTGGATGTATCAGATATTTCTTCTTTTAAAAACTTGTTAAGTATTTCTAGAAATAAAGTTTTAAATGCTGATAAACCTAACAAGTCTTTATTAAAAGCTTTAGATAAAGAAATAAAAGATTTTAAAACAACAAAGAAAACAGGATTACTACAACAAGGAGAGATAAGTAAGTCTAAACAGCTACAACAGTTTAAAGATGATATGTTAAATAAAGATAATTATATAACAGGTATTACTCCTGCTGTTGATGATTTTTTAAGAAGGCAAAAAGTAGACGTAGTTAAAACAACTCCTAATTTTAGAAACCCAGATAAAGTTCCAAACTTTATATTACTTAGAGATAGTGTACCAGTTAAAGATGAATTTTTAACTAAATTACAAAACAATAAATATTATATTCAAAAGGATTAGTTATGAACATAGAACAATGTAAAGCTGAAATAAAAAGACACGAAGGTGAAGTGTTAGAAATATATGTGGATAGTTTAGGCTATAAAACTCTTGGTGTCGGACATCTGTGCCAACCAGAAGACCCTGAATACAATTGGGAAGTTGGTACTGCTGTTCCTCAAGAAGTAGTAGATATGTATTATGA